CGCCGGTCGCCCCGGCGGCATCCACCGAAAGCCCGAACGTCAACGGATCGCTCAGACTGACAGGGGTGTTGAATACCCCGGACTGGCTTCCGACCTGCCCTTGAAAGAAGGGGTCATGATTTCCGTCTAGTCCAAAGTCCAGTACTGCGACCGCGGCCCATTCGGGGCTCGGGCCGAGGCCGACAAGGACTGCCATTCCATCGAAAAAGGTATTTGCCGGAGACTGTCCGACCGCGACGACCGTGAAGCCCTCCGCAAGGCCGAGCGCAGGGACGTTCCCCGCGTAACGCGCGGCGTCTGCGGCCCGCGTCACCGCCGAGGCCGTGGTCACGATAGGCGATGTGGCACTCGGCAGACGCTCATGCTGCGCGTGATGCAGGATTGCCGTATCGGTGTTGATCGGCGTGCCTGTCGGATATACCCATGCCGCTGTCACATTCCCCGCAATGGCTGACGCGGTGACATGGATTTCCAGCAACCGTCCCCCGTTCGGCCCCACGCCCCGGTCAATGACCCTGGCGCGGCCCGTGCCAGTGAACGGCGTGATGCTCAGGGTTGCGAGATCGACGGTGACGGAGTAGAGCCAGGCGTTCGCCGTCTCATCCCGAATGCCGAACAGGGCGTTCGCGGCTGTTCCGGTCTCGTAAAGCCAGGATGCGGTTTCACCGCCCCCAACGGCTACGCCAGCAGTCTGACGGATGGAACGGGACGCAAGCGTGCCCGCGTTCTGAACACGGTGCGCAGTCTGCCCTTCGATCACGGAAAGCACGGGCGTCAATATAAAATCTGAGGTCCCGCCCCAGGCGGCATTGGAGATGTCCGCCGAATGGAGCAGCAGGTTAGTGCTCGACGCCTCAACCCTCAACCCGAGAGACGCACCCGTGATCCGGTCATACTCGAAGCGCGGCGCATCCGATACGGCTGTTTTGAGCTTGCCATCAATGGCCCAGTATGTCGCCGTGCTGGCGCGCGTGAATGTCACCACATCCGCGAGCGCGCCGATCCGGTCAATACCCTGCCGCCCCCCGTCGCCATACCCACCGCGCGCGAAATCCAGCACCAGCGCGGGTTCGTCCGGCTGATCGGCCAATACCCGTGCCACGGCCATCGCGCTGAGATCGCGCTGCGGGCGATCTGCAAGGGCCGCGGCTTTCAAAAGGGTTACTTGGGGCATTACGTCACCTCCACGATGATTGAGGGATAGGGGGATGATACGTCGCCGACGAATGTCGGGGGCTCAAGAAACAGCGTCACGGAATTGGTGACTGCCGTTAGGAACGTGTTCCCGGTTGCGGGCAGCTCCGCGCCATATTCCAGCACCACGCCGCTCGTTACCGGATCGGCCAAGATGCGCGCAGGTGTAGGCTCACGGCGCCGTCCGAAGGCGCGCGATAGCCTGCTTCGGCCAAGACGACTGGAGCGCAGGGACATCACACCCCCCCGACCGAAACGGTGACGGTCGCCCCCGCCTCGGCCGAGGCCAGAAACAGGCGCTCGCCCGCGCCAAGCTCCAGTGACGTGACGTGATCCGCGCCCCGCCCGAACGGGAACAGGCGATGGCCCGTATCGACCGGTGCCGCGGGCACGGCGGCGGAGGATTGCAGCCAATAAAACACAAGGCCGGAGCCGGTGTTTGTAACCAGCAAGGCGCTGCCACCCTCCGCACCCACAATCGCGTTGGAGGTGGTCCAGGCCGGGCCGAGGGTCATCTGGGAGGTAGATATCATGGCCGTGTCCTTTTGCGCGTCATGACGACTGGAACTCGAAGGTGGCGGAAACCGGGGTTTCCGCGACGAAAACCACCATGGTCGGTTGGAAGGCGGCTATCGTCTGCACGTCGGCGGCGACCTCCCCCGCCAACAGCTCGACCGCGGCGCGCGCGGCAACCGCCTCATCCCGGGCACGGGTTGCGGTCGACACAAGCTCAGGTTCGGGCGCAGGCTGCAAGGCATCGGCCAGGCTCACGGCACCGGCGGTCACCATCGCCGCGTCGATCGTGAGCACGCCGCTGTGCGTGATGTCGCCCTTGCGGACACAGAGGGCATATTGCCCGACGACCAGCGCCACCCCTGGCATGAACGTCGATCCGTCCAACCACCCGATCTGTCCTGTCGCGTCCGTGACGAGACCCAAGAGGGGACGCGGCACCAAGGGCGCGCCCGAGGTGGAGCCGATAAATTTCTGCCTCGGGACGATGAACACGTCCGCATTGGCAACGGGCGCGCCGCCCGGAGCGAAGAACACCCCTGTTATATTGGCCGTAACGATCATATGTGCACCTCGCGCTGTGGCAATATCCTAGCCCCCGGAGGGCGATGAAATCAGATGAAGCCCGCCGGTCATTTGTCGGGGCCACCCGTTGGCGTGAGGTCGAGGGCGAGCGGCGCGCCCGGCCCGAATGCATCCAGACCGAAAATCTCGAGCGTATTCGACCAGACGGACAGAGATCTGTCGAACTCGGCGGTCTCTGTCTCATGGCTCCCGCCCGGCCATGTGACGCGCCATCGGCTTGCAAGCGGCGGTGTGGGCTGCCATGTCAGGAACCGTCCGGCATCGAGGACGGGGTCTGTGGCGATGCCCGGCGGGGGCGGCCCCGGCAGATCGAGCGTGGCAGGTGCCCCCCGGTGCCCGTCGGCGCCCGACGCCTCTAGCACCACGCGCATCTGCCGCGACAACGCACCAAGACTGTCAAGCGCGCCCGCATCGAGATCCAGTTCGGGCCCGGCGCGAAACAGCACGGCCAAGAGGCCGCCAGCGCCGTCGAGTATCTCGAAACGATAGCTCGCCGCCCCCGCGACCGGGTTGGCCGCCACATGGAGCCGACCGGATACGAACGTGCCCGGCACCACCTCGGCCAGTCCCGTCGGCGCAGCCAAGCCTCCCGTGCCGGGTGCCTGGATGGTGACCCACGGGCCGCGCAGGCCACCGACGCGGATTGCCACGCGCACATGCGTGAGACCGATGGGCCAGGGAACCGACAGGGTTGCGCCGGTCTCGGCAAGCGCCTGCCAGAGCAGACCGCCATCGGTGCTCGTTTCGTAGATGAACGAAACCGGTGTCTGGGGATCCGGAGCAACAGATGTGAGATTTCCCGTTACATTCACAACCAGCATATCGCCCCCCGCGTCAGCAGAGCGGGATGCCTGAACCGCGATCAGACCGTCGAGCGAGCCGGTGGCATCGACCGGCAGGTCATGGGCGCGCGCATCGTCATCGACGCCAGTGATGGTGGCGTAGCCACGGCGCTCCTCGGACACGTCCTGGACGATCAGGCGCATCTGGAGATCGGCGCCAGGGCCGAGGATCGCGCGGATCGCCTCATCGCGCGCCGGGGAGCGGGCGACCCAAGCGCGCGGGTCCGATCCGTGATCCGAGATCAGCCGGTCCATCTCTGCCTGCGTCACGCTGACCGTATCGAAGGAGGCACCCGGAGCCGCAGGCGTGACCGAGAACGGCCCCAAGACCCCGCCATCGGGTGTTGCCAGGCTCATGAGCAGGGGCACACCGGGCGCGAATGGTCCGACAGGGTGCCCCAAGGCCATGGTCAGCCCGCTCCAGTCCTCTATCTGAACCGACACGCCGCCCGTCAGTTCCCGGTGCGACAGGGCGATCGGATCGCCGCGCAACAGCAGCCGGTTCTCGAGCTCGACCTCGAAGCTGACCTCCACCGATCGATACCGCGAGGCGCGGAAATCATGCCCGACCTCGCGTAGCACGTGGTCCCGGTTCGTCATCCCGAAATACCGCTCGCGCCGCTCGCGCCCGGTCATGGCCCCGACGGCGATTTCCGCCGGACGCCAGAGGCGCTCGTCCATGAACTCGGCAACGAGGCGCTCGGGACGCTCGCTCACGGGCAGGCGGGGCCGGATCGTCAGGCTGCCGCGTCGGATATTGAGTTCGCTGAAGAGCTGGCGGGGAATGGGCTGCGGCTGGTCGCGCCAGATACGAATCCTGCGACCTAGTTGATCGGGCTGCGCGCGCCCGGCGCGCAACGCCCCCTGCAATGCCTCCCAGAACGACAGGCGTTGGTCCATGACGGTATCGAATCGGTCGCCGCGCGCGCTCCATGTCGCGTGCAGCGTCAGCAGCTCGTCCATGTCCAGATCATCGAGGCGGCCGTGCATGCGCGCCATCTCGGCCACGGCCCAGGCGATCTCGCGGGTGGGCTGTGGTGCGCTCCATCCCGTGACATCCCAAACGGGCAACATCCGTGTCTTGACCGCGCTCACCTGCCGCGCGGATTGGGCGGCAAAGGCTTCGCCCACCTCGACCCGGACGGCCAGAAGTTCTAGGCCCGCCCAAGTCCGCCCGCCGGGCATGATGCCCTTGAGCCCCGCCCAGATCGCATCGTCGAAGGTCTGATCGTCGCCCGCCGGGGTCAGCCGCTTTATTCGAACGCGCCATCGCCCGTCGGTCACGAACCACCGATGCGACGATCTCAGCGCCGAGCGCGTGGCCCCGGTAAATGTCAGTGTGTCGAGCACGATCTCGCTGCCGAGCGGTGTGTCGTCATCGTCGATCATCTGGGCTTCGACCAGAAGCTCGACAGTGCGGTTCTGGTTATTGCCCTCATTGTCGATGGTGACAAGTTGCTGAAACGCGATATCGACCTCGACGGCAACGCCCTTCTTGCCAGGGGGCACGGCGCTGTGCCAGCCCAGCACCTCGTCGGGCGCCAGGGTGAGACCACTGACATCGCCCTGGGTGAACACCGCCTCATCCATCAGCGTGACCGGCTGACCGGCCGGAATGTGCTCGATCGAGACCCCGGGAAGATTGCCGGTCAGGGCGCCGTCGCGCCAGACCGTGGTCTCACCCAAGCGCACCTCCTCGAGCTGATGCTGTCCGAGGCCGAGAGCCAGAAGCTGGTAGACGACCTGCGTGTTGCCCTCGAAGCGCGCAAAGGGCGGGCTCACATCGTCGAGCTGGTGGACGTGGCGCCCGAACTGGATCGGGATCGGGGCGCCGGGCCGGGCGATCGAAGATTGAGCGCGGGCCGAGAAGGTGGGCGAGGCATCGTCGGAAAAGCCGGTCAGGCCGCGCGGGCTGGGCGGGGGCAGGATCGCATTGAGGGCAATGTTTCCGGCGATGTTTAGGAGGCCGAAAGCGAGACTGCTTGCCGTGGCCACGCTCGAAAAGCCGAATGCGGACACGAGGCTCGGGGCGAGTTGGGGCGCGAAAAACGCGGACGCCGCGATGATCGCGATCTGAAGCACGAGGCGCAGCGGGTTCGATCCGCCGCCACCCTGTGGCACCTGTGTGATCACCATCCGCTGCGCTTGCCCGATCCGCGTCGTGGCCCAGTCCTCTGGGTCCACAGCCCCGAGCGCGCGTAAGGCCACCTCGACGGCCTGTATATCATCGCCGTCCGGCCAATCGATCACGCGGGGATCGTCATCACGAAGGAAGACGGCGACACGCTCGCCTGTCAGACCCGCGCGCCCGATCACCTCTGCGACCGTCTCGCCCGCTGCGGCCTCGATAGGCACAGCGCGATGAGCCACGATCAGTGCCTGCGGCGCGATGTCACTGGACATGAGAAAATCCAGCCCCGGCACGTAGAGGGCACGCGGCCCGGGACCGGCCACGCGCCGCCGCCGGGCACGGCCCGGCGTCCAGACCCGCATATGCCAGCCCATCAGCCGGATCGCATCGGGCCGATCATATACCATGCCCGCGCCGCGTTGGCAGTGCAGCACGCCACCGGAGATCCATACGCCGACGTGGTTGGCGCGGCCCATGCGGCGCATCTCGATCAAGTCGCCGTCACGGGGGCGCTCGGCGCGGCGCCATGCCGTGCGCGCGGCGGTGATGGCGGCGCGCCGGTCCTCTCCGAGGGCAGGCAGAGTGCGGCCGAAAAAGCGCTCCTGCACCATGGCGGCGGCGGCCCAGCAATCATAGGCATCCGGCCCGACCGCCCCGGCCTCCCACGGCGTGCCGATCAGCGCGGCGATATCAGAAGCCGAGTAACGGGAAGCGCCCATCGTAGAATTCCATGTGAAAGGGTGTGTTGATGACATCCGGCGCGCGGGCGGTGACCTCGACCGTCCCGGCGAGGACCGGATCAATCAATTCCAGCCCACTCAGGACCTCGGGCTGACCCGCCAGCCGGGTGGACATCGTGAAGACGCGCAGTGTGATCCGCACCGGATCGGTGGTCTTGGATGCAGCGATGAGGGCGCGCGTGATGCGCGCATCGACGTTTGAAAAGCGAAATCGCGCCAGGGGCACGCCAAGCGAGGTCTTCTCGGGCCGCACGATCTCGATGGGCGCGCGGTTGAAGGACACGATCTCGCCCGGGCTCAAAGGCGCGTTGGCCTCTAGGCGCGCGTCGAAGAACGGCTCCTGTTCGATGATCGAGGGCGGCGCGAACACGCTGGCCAGACGGATTGCACCGGAGAGGCCGGTGCCCGGATCGATTATCTCGGGATGGCGCACCTCGACGGTGGCGATCTCGACATCGTCGGTGGCATAGGCATAGCTCGCGATAAGCGACGGATGCGGCATCAGCGCTCTCCTTGGCGCGCGTAATAACGGGCGTCATCTAGGCGCGGCAGGCGACGGAGTTCGATCTCGAGCGAGATGCGATATTCGAAATCGCCGACCAGGCGACCGGTCCAGGCATCCTCGCCCTGATCGACGATGCGCGCCTCGACTATCTGGTAGTCATCGTCCACGAGCGCCGGCATCTCGAACCACAGCCGCCCGCCGTCGGCCTCTTCGTAAAACCAGCGCCGCAGTACGGCGAGGTCAGAGCGACGGATATCGAGGTCGAAGCGCTGGCGGACAGGGCGAAAATGTGCCGTGCGCCGGACCCGGTCCTCGCTGTCCTCGAACTCGGTGCGCCGCGTCACGGACGGCATCTGCAATTGCCAGCTGTCGAATTGCGGCCTGAACCGGTCCGGCAGGGGCCATTGAATGGCCATTAAACACCCCCTCTCAGACTGAACCGTTGGCCGATCACCGGGGCCAGACCACGCCCTTTCGCGATGTTGCGGCCCAAACGCCCCTCGAAATCGTTGAAGATGATATCGATATCGAAGCCGTCGCCGTTCTGGCGGGCTTCGACGCGCGGGCTCTGCTCAGCCCCGATCACGTTCACATTGAGATTGAGACCTCCGCCCGCGCCCGCGCCAGCACCCGTCGCCGCCTGCGTGCGCGGTGCGGCCGCGAGCTGCGCGAGACCCCGGATCGTGGCGGCGGTCGCCTGTTGCTGGGCCAATGTCATGACCCGCTCGTCATCCTCGAGGATGGCGGGAACCTCATTGCCTGCCAGCCCGCCGACATGCAGCCGCCGCGCGCCCGCGAACACCGCCGGGTTGACAGGGCGCGGCACGCCATCGCGCCCGGCAATGCCGCCCTCATGCAATATGCTCGCAGTCGAGCCGGGCGCGGGACCGGAAAACAGCCCGTTGAACAACCCGCCGAACAGATTACCGAAGATACCCCCACCAGCCGATGACAGGTTTCCCGCTGCAGCCGCGGCACCGAGCCGAAAAAGCTGGCGCAGCACGAAATCCACCATGTCTGCGGTTTCGATCTTGCCCGTGGTTGCAAGGCTGACAAAGGCATCCTCCATCCCCGAAAACGTCGTCTTGACGGTCTCCTCGGCGATTTCGGCCATGGTGACCTGCGTGCCGAAGATGTCGTCCAGGCCACGCTCGACACCCGCTGCCCAATCGTCGCGGTTGCGCAGATCCTCCCGGTATGCCTCGGCAAGGCGGTCGCGCGCGATCGCGTCGACCATGTCGGCCAGTTCGGTGTGTCCGAGGCCCGCCGCCTCGAGGTGGGCGAGCGTTTCGGCGCGCCACTCCTCGATGGCGCGGGTCGCAAAATCGAACGTGCCGCCAAAGCGCTGGCCAAACTCGTCGACGACATCACTTGCGAGGCTGAACTCGTCCGCGATCCCGCGCGCGCCGGTGCCCCCACGATCCGGGGTGAGCCTCTCGATCAGCGCGGCGCGGCGTTCCTGGTTGCTCAGCCTGCGCTCGAGAGCGGCCTCCTGGGCGTCGAGGGCCTCGAGCACCGCCCGTGCCTGGGCCTCATTTGCCTCCGCCGCTCGGCCCTGGACGCCGCCCCTGTCCGCCGACAGGATCGGCGTGATCTCGGCGCGGCTGCGGGCCATGATCCCGGCCAGACGCGCCTCGGCCTCACTCGCTCCCGCCTCCAGGGCCGCGATTTCCGCTTCAAGGCCGACATTCTCGAATTCGAGAGCCGAGAGCCCGCCTTGCAGAGCCGCGAGAGCCTTGCCTGCGCGCTCCAGTTCACCGGCCATCGCAGACGCGCTGGCGGCGGCCTCGGAATAATCGATCGTTCCCGCCGCGTCCGCCGTGTCCTCGGTAAGGCCGAGATTGCCGCGCAGTATCTCGCCTATCCGGTCAATCACTGCCTGCGCGTCGGCTCCTTCGCGGACCATGTCGCGCAACCCTTCGGGCGCGATTTTCCTGAAGGCCCCAGCCACATCGACCAGTTCGAACATCCGGTTTGCGAGGATCGAGAGGGCCTCGGTCCGGCTTTCGTCATCGGTCGCCGCACGCACGGCAGCAATCTGCTCATCAAACCCGCCAATCCCTTCGGCGACGCGCAGAAGCTGGGCCTGGGCTGATCCAAGGTCGATATTGTTGAGATCGTTCAGCGCGAACATCACGCCCTGGGCGGCCTCACCGGCCTCCTCGCCGACGCCCGCCAAGCGCTCGAGCTCCCGAGACACCGCGTCGAAGGCAATCCCGCCGCCGTCCTGAAGATCCTGAATGGCCGCGAACAACCCACCGAACGCCGGGCCGAGCTTGTTGGGATCGTCGA